TTTTTTTTTGTGCTTTGTTTGGCGGTGTGGTGTAAATCGCCGTATCTTTGTAAGACACTAAACAACTATAAAAACTACGACTATGAAAACTAAAGAAATCACTATGGACGCACGAGTAATCTTGAACGAAGCAATNACTAAAAAAAGTGTTGTTGAAAAAAGTATTGTATTAGACAGAATGGTCGCACACCCAATCCACCCCTACTTGATTGAAGTGATTGCTGGTGTTATGGACGATAGTATGAAGAACAACAAATCAAACGAGGTGATGATTGCCAACATCAACACTTTTCTACAATTATGTATTGATAGGTTCAACGGAAAAAAAATCCACTAATCACTTGTATAATCCAAATATTATCCCGAACTTTGTAAGACACTAAACAACTATAAAAAATAAACGACTATGACCCACAACCAAAAACAACAACAGGAAAACTACTTCAAGATGGTATTGAACTTTTCTTACCCGAACGCAACTTATCTTTGGCCTGACGAAAACGCATCTTACACTATCGTAGATGGTAAGTTCAGTCCAAACAATTCAAGAAGTCGTAAAGTGATGATGGCGACTACTGGTAAAACATTCCACGAAACTTTTATGGTAAAATAATTATGAGAAGCAAACGAGAAAACCAAGCAATCACCTACGAAGAAGGAAAGATTACACAGATATACGCAACCTACTATGTAGAACACAAAGGGATTGAAACCATTTGGTATATCAATACTGACTGGTATTGTCCCCAACCTGAAGAAAACCCTTATTGGAAAGTTGATGATGAAAATGTTGAAGACAAAATTGTAGAACACATCAAGTCAAAGTTCCGTAAGTTTGTTAAAACTTTTAATATTTCTTTGTAATATAAAAACATTTAGTATATTTATAGATATGGGAACAAAGGCAATTTTTAAGATTTACGACAACGGAAAGTTCGTAATGGGTTCGTGGGTTAAATACGATGGTGGTATAACCAGCACATCAGTATTTCCCTATGTGATGAAAGCACTTACACTATCAACTAAAGAATACTGGTTTAACAAGTTAAATAATTTCATACTTGAAAAAAACTATACCACTATGTTTGGTGATAAGAAAAAACCATTCAGTCGTCAAATCAACGATGATGGTATGACTGAAGCAGAAATACTATTTTGGGATATTTCTTTAAGTGATAAGAAACTTATGGACGAAGGAATATGGGCGGAATACATATATGAAATCCGTTTCACAAAATCGGGGGTTAAAATCAAGATTGTCTATAATAGTAATGAAAAAATCTACACCATCAAAAATGTATGGGACAATAACGAAACCAGTAAGATTTTGGTAGATGTCGTTAAATGGGTTGATGATATTGATTATGGATTAAACGATTGTAATTGTGGTGAAGACAATAACGAAATAACAGAAGAAAATATATGAAAGGTTCAAGCAAACTAACGGAACAACAGGTTCAAGAAATAAAACGATTATTCGCAACAACGATGTTGTGTGATGGGGACATCGCAGAAATGTATGGTGTATCAAGACCCCACATAAACGCAATCCGTAATGGAAAGCATTATACAAATATTCCAAATGAAATAGTGGGTTTTACGACCACGCACACTATGATTGGGGGATATGACTATTCATCAGGAATTAGTGTCGTAGAAACGAACTATGGTATGAAATACTTGATTATCAACTACATCAACGATGAGGTCTTCCACGACTGCGGAACTTTGTATAACGAACAACCTGACTATAACACATTCAGGGATAGACACGACCAGTTTGTAAGACGATTTGTAAGATAATGAAAATACCAAGACAACGAAAATCAAACCATAGAAGAAGGCAGGATAGAATTGCCATCATCTTACAAGCGATAGTATGGACTATAGAATTAAACAGACAGGTAAAAAATATTAAATATTATCAGGGATAGTTTGGCAGTATCAAAACTTATCCGTAATTTTGTATCACTATGAAAGACAAACTAAAAAACAAAGAGACCTTTATGGGAGTGGAAGAAATCCATACCCTTATGTTAGTAGATGATGAAGACAAAAACCTTTATCTTGGTATGGAAGTATTCAATATGAAAAAAGACAAACACGAACAAGTTGTTTTAATTATTCGTCCTGAAGACCACGAATATTTGTTGAACTATCTTTTGGAAAAAAAGATTGAAAAAGATTTGGTAGGTTAAAAAAAAAGTATTATATTTGTAAGACACAACTGATAAAAAAAAATATGGAAAAGAAAAACACAATCCCGACATCACTATTGAAAGAAATTAGTGATAAGAACCACAAGACACAGAAGACAGGATATTCTATTGATATGGATATGCTGATGGCAGCACACCCTGAAATGACCGAAATTGAGTTTTACGAACCCGCAGTATATCGTGGGAATAGTGGAAAACTTTGTTTCCAAGTTTGTTTCGTAAATCCTGGTAGAGGATTATGGTTGTCGCAATCTATGACTAAATCACAAGTTCAACAAATCAACAAACTAACAGGGGCTAATTTGTTTGATATTGAAAATGTTTATGAATTACAAAACTAAAAATATAGGATATGATACAAATAACAAAAACAATCAAGGTGAAAGCCGACTACGACATCGTCAGGGATTTTGATAGTGTTGAAGATTTATTAAACGAACTAAAACAATATGGTTATGAAGGTGATTATGATGAAGACAGCCAAGAGTTTAATGACGCATTAAATGAATACTTTGATGAACCATTACACACCAAAGCAACGGCTAATTCTAACAACCAACATTACATAGATAATATTGAAATTGATACTAAAAACTTTTCAACCTATTATACCTTCTAACTATGGCACAAAGTAAAGAAAGACAAATCGCATCACAAAGTTCTATGAAGTTGGTTCTTGATTGGGCTACGGCTTGTGATAAGTGTTTAACTATGAAGGAACTTGTGGGAATGTCCGTAGTCCTTGTAGATTATGTAGAAAACGGATACAGCGCTGAATTGGGTAAAAGATTGGATACAATCCAAGACCACATAGACAATAAGAAAAAGTAAGTGATGCTCCTATAACACCAAAGACCCTGACGAAAGTTGGGGTTTTTTTGTTATGTAGTTTTTTAACATATAAAGTATATTTATAGAAGTCAGGGGAAGGACAACAATTTCAGTATGGAAGTCAAAGTATCAACATTATATTTGGATATAGACAAAGCAGTCAAGGAAGGTAAAAGAAAAATATTCCTTCGTGGTTCTTCTAGAAGCGGTAAGACCTACCAAACCATAGCCTATCTAATTCTATATGTTTTACAGAACCCCAACACGACAATTACAATCGTAAGGGATACACTTGTTTCAATCCGTAATTCCGTTCTATTGGACTTTCAGGAAGTAATGAACCAAATGGGTATGTATAACCCCGAACAATTCAACAAGACAGAAGTAATCTACAGATTTGATAATGGTGGGTTAGTTAGGTTCTTGGGAGCAGATGATGGTTCAGGTAAGTTGCGTGGTATGAAACAAGACATAGTATTCATCAACGAAATTACATCAGTCAGTCAAGATGCCTTTATTCAATTAGATATTAGAACCAGTAGGTTCATCATCGCAGATTACAACCCATCGGCTAGTGAAGATTGGTATGTATATGACTTGGAAGAAAACCCCGACAATCAACTTATTATTAGCACCTACAAACAAAATCCTTTTTTAGATGATAGGATTGTAAAATCTATTGAAGGACTAAAAGATATTGACCCTGAAATGTATGAAGTGTATGCGTTGGGTAAGAAGATTAAACCCCGTGAAACAATCTTTATCAACTGGGAAATTGTAAATGAAGCACCAAGATATTCCAAGATGTTAGGGGTCGGGATAGATTGGGGATATTCCAACGATGAATGTGCGTGTGTGTGGGGACTTATCAACGAACCTGATAATGTAATCTACCTGAAGGAAGTATTCTATGAAAGGGGATTGTCTAGTGATGATATATTATTCAAGATGAAAGAAGGGGGATTACAGAAGACCTTTGAGATTATTTGTGATAGTAGTGAGCCCCGTATGATTGACGAATTAAAGAAGGGTGGATATTCCCGTAGCCGTGGGGTAAAGAAGGAAGCAGGGTCAGTCCTGTATGGTATAACCGAAATGAAGAAATACAAACTACAGATTGACGCATCATCAACGAACCTTATAGAAGAATTAAAGAACTACAAATGGTTCAAGGACAGGTCGGGAAACATCACAAGTAAGACAACAGGAAGAGACCACTTATTAGATGCGAGCCGTTATTTGATTACGGAAATGACCTACAAACCAAAAGTGAAATATAGTTTTATGTAATATGAAAATTAAACGATTAGGAAAGAAATACGATTACGATTACAAGATGGTTGTAATGAAAGGTGAATACCATAAGTTGCTAAAAGATTTAGCCGAAAAAGAAAATAAACCATTAGGTAAGATGATAAGTATATTAGTGAAACATTATGAAAGTAGTATTAGGTAAAAAAGAATATGGGATATTACCCATCACGATAGAGCAGTATGAATTACTGAAGAATAACCCCGACATCAAAGCAACAGAATTGATTACGATGATGACTGGTGCCCCGATTGAAGAAGTTAAACAAGCACCCTTCGCACAAGTATCATTTGTCGCAAAGATGTTGATGACTGAATGGGGTAATACAGATACAACCCCGTTAGAATTGGTGGTTGATTTCAAGGGGGTTAAATATGGGTTGATTAAACCATCACAAATATCTTATGAAGAATGGATAAACTTGGAAGTGTTTATGGCTGAAAGTCCATTAGATTTAACCAAGTTGGCAGTCCATCTATACAAACCATTATCATCAAAAAAAGAAGGTAATGAAAGGGAACTAATCCCCTATTCATTAGACGAATGTATGGGTCGTGTAAATGACTTTAGACAATTCCCAATTACAAACTTGTTTTCAGCCCTTTTTTTTTTAACAACTTTCGTTCAAGAACTTATGAAAGTTTCCCTATTATCTATGGAGACGAAAATGATAGGGAACAAAGCAAAAAACAAAGCAAAGCCAAAGATACTACGCCAGAACAAGTCCAACAATCCGTAATTGACTTCTATTATCAATCACTTATGTTGTGCGCTCAAGACGATATACTGAAGGTAAATCCTGTGTTAAAACTTGAACTATATGAGGTAATGGGGTATTTATCTTATAGGTTAGACAAGGCACATAAAGAAAACCAAAGAAACCAAAAAGCAATACAATAATGACTATAAAAGATATTATACAACTATTCGGTTATTTCACAGCACAACACCCTATATTACGAACTTTTAGTTGGGGAAACCTGGCTGACTATTCAAGGGATACTTACATCACCGAATACCCTGCGTTCCACGCTGTTCCACAACCATCAGTCGTGGATAAAAACTTTGCCGATTTCAATTTCAACATTCTAATCTATGACTTGTTGAATGAATACATAGATGGAGACCCAATCAATTCTAACCAGTTGGATAGTTTGGCTTTAACGGAAACCATCTTAAATGACTTCTACGCATTCTTTACAAACCAACTTACCCAATACGGATACTTCCTTACAACTAGTGTAAATTACACACCCTTTATGGATAGGTTCAAGGAAGAAGTTGTAGGTATTGAAGCGACCATCACAATCAGGGTAGAACAGACAGCCTGTATCCCTGACTTCGTAAATCAAAATGGTTTTTTGTTATATGAAAATGGAAACATTATGACTAGTGAAGATTGTGAAGTTGTAAATTATGCTTCCCCTGCTTGTCCTAATGAAACCATCGGTCAATTACCAATCTTTAGTGGTGATTATACGGGGGGTTGGGTAGTGTTTAACAATTCAGGTAATACAATCACTTACAGAATAAATGTGAATGACTTGAAGGGTAATTCAGGAACATCAGGAACGAGCGGAACTTCAGGTAGTAGTGGAACATCAGGACAGAACGGAACATCGGGTAGTTCAGGAACTAGTGGTGTTGCGGGAACAAGTGGCTCATCAGGGACATCAGGTTCTAGTGGGGTTTCAGGAACTAGCGGAACATCGGGTAGTTCAGGTTCAAGTGGTTCGTCAGGAAGTAGTGGCACATCAGGAACGAGCGGAAGTTCGGGGACTAGTGGTGGGACAGGTTCATCAGGTTCAAGTGGGACATCAGGTAGTTCAGGGACAAGTGGTAGTAGTGGAACGGACGGAGCAACAGGTTCATCAGGAAGTAGTGGGACATCGGGAAGTTCAGGAACATCAGGTTCTAGTGGTGTTAGTGGCACATCAGGAACAAGTGGTTCGTCAGGTCAAGATGGAACATCAGGAAGTAGTGGAAGTTCGGGAACAAGTGGTTCGTCAGGTAGTAGCGGAACAAGTGGAAGTTCAGGAACTAGTGGTATAAATGGTGTATCTTCAAGTGTATTTTATTATGAAGCAAAGGACAACGCACAATCAGGTAATCCTGGTTCGGGACATATTCTTTGGAATAATATTACGATGACCGCATCAACCCAAATCAACATCAACCATCTTACAGACACACCAGTAACAGACATAGATATATTCTTGGCTTTATTACAAGTAGGACAACAGATTACAATTCAAGACCAATCTAATAGTGGAAATTATCAGGTATGGAATATAACAGGTGCGACAACACAAATCGTAGGAGCATCTAACTATTGGTTAGTTCCTGTATCTTTGGTTAGTGCTGCGGGAACAGCGCAATTCCCCAACAATCATAAAATCATATTAGCAACACTTGGAGCGACTGGTAGTTCAGGAACTTCAGGTAGTAGTGGAACATCAGGTTCGTCAGGAACATCAGGTAGTTCAGGAACGAGCGGTTCATCATCAGCGGTAGATGTGTATAGCGGGGGAACTTTGGTTGTATCACAAGCAACCATATTAGATTTTTCAGGAGCAACAATCACTAGTGGTGGAACAGGTGTAGCAAACATCGTCATTACAGGTGGCGGTGGTGGTGGAACATCAGGGACTAGTGGTAGTTCAGGAACATCAGGCTCACAACCTATCCGTGTCTTAAATCAAACATTATTATTTTCTGCTTGGACTTACAATACAGGAACAACTTATTACGATTATAGTTATTCTAACACAGGAATAACAACATCTTCAAGGGTAGATTTCGTCCCTTACAACGCATCAGTTTATATGGCAACAATTTCAAGAATACAACCATATAACGATGTATTTTCAGGTTCATCAACATTTTTTTCACAATATCCCCCATCAGCAAATATAACAGGGGACATATACATTTTCACAACGACATAAGATATGCCATTCATTATACCAAACCAAACATCAACCGCATTACTTCGTCCTGTTTCAACACCTTCAGGTTGGACTAGACCTGTTGATTGGATTACAATAACAGATACACCTGGCGAAGTTCAATTTTTAATGAGCGATGCTACATCACCATTTACCGCCATAAATACAATCTTTACACAAACGGGCGGTGTAGGTAATATCTATATTGATTGGGGTGATGGAACAACAGATACAATTTCAAGTTTATCCGCAACAACAAATCACACTTATACATCAGGGGGAACAGCAAGCACATTAGGATATAATATGTGGAAGATTAGGGTGTATGGTGATGCGGGAACGACTTTAACAAACACAAGTATTTCTTGGAATACAAATCAAACAACTACTTATATCGCTAGTCCAAGTGGATTATTAGAAGCGGTATATGGTGATGGAACACAAACTTCAGGTTTTGCGTCTTTATTTCAATCTTTCGGCTCAAACCCAAGACCTTATTTTACATATTTAACTTATGTTAAATTACCATCAGTAATAAACACAGCGGGTGCCATATTCACATCAACATTTTTTGCTTGTTTTAATTTAAGAAAAGTTGTTATGCCAATATCAGCACCTAACGCAACTTCATTCGTATCGTGTTTTAGTTCGTGTTTTTCTTTGACTGAACCTATTATTATGCCACAAGATGCGACTTCAATAACATCATTAAGCAGCACATTTAATTCTTGTTATATTATAACATCAATTACATTACCACCGACCTTGAATAATAATACAAGTATGAACCAAACATTCAGCCAGTGCTATTCTTTAACACAAATTAAAGTTCCACCAACCCCACTTTGTTTGGATTATACATCTATGTTGGCTAGTTGTGCTAGTTTATTATCATTTGAGTTTATTGAGTTTCCAACAACAGCAGGAACAATCAATATGACGACTATGTTTAATCTTTGTAGTTCTTTGGAATATATTAAACTGCCAGCAACCACATCGGGTAATGATGTAAATATGACCCAAACATTCCAAAACTGCTACGCATTAAAAAATTGTGTATTACCATCAAACTTAAATGCTAGTAATATGACTGGCACATTCCAAAATTGTTATTCAATATCTTCTGTGGTATTTCCAACAAGTATGTCTGGTTTAACAAATATGACTAGCACATTTAATACTTGTTATAATTTACAACAAATTACTTTACCAACATCAGTAGGAGCAACAATAAGCCTACAACTAACATTTAATAATTGTTTTGCGATAAGTGATATTACAATACCATCATCGTATAATATAACTTCATTATTAAACACATTTAATACTGCCACTAATTTAAGAACACTTACATTACCAAATAACGCTCAAAATAGTTTAACAACTATGGCTACTATGTGTAGTGGTTGTAGAAATCTACAATCAATAGTGATGCCAACAAGTATGACTTCATTAAACACTTTAGCAAATGCTTTTACCAGTTGTTTTAGTTTATCATCAATAGTATTTCCATCATCATTAAATGCTGTTACTAGTATGGCAAGCACATTCAACAGCTGCTTTTTTTTATCTAGTATTACTTTACCAACAAGTATGACTTCACTTACTGCCGTCAATTCTTTATTCCAGAATTGTTATTCATTAAAAAGTGTTGTAATGCCAGCAAATGCTCCTGCCATTACAAATTACGGCTCAACATTTTCGCAATGTTATTCTTTAACAAATATTACATTTCCAACAACACCATCAACTAACCTTGCTGTTCTTGGAACTACAATAAACCTTTGTTGGTCTTTAACAGGTATAACTAACACAGAGTTTTTAGGTAATTCTGGAACAACAGGAACTATCTATGTTGATTTTAGTGCTAATCAAAACTTCCAACTTCCAACATTAGATATGCGTTGTAAGTTTTCAAGATTTCAACTTTTAGGATTATCAAGTGAAATAACAAAACTAACATCACTACGATTACGAAATAATGGTTCAGGACAATATGCGGGAACATCACCACAAATAAACATTCAATATAACGGATTAGGACAGGCAGCGTTGGTTCAGGTCTTTAATGACTTACCAACAATAGTAAGTAAAACAATAAACATTACAGGTTGTAGTGGAGCAGCAGCACTTACGGCACCTGAAAGAGCAATCGCAACAGGTAAAGGTTGGACTATAGTAGGATAAGATTATGATATACAAATTATTTTTAGAAGAAGGATTGTATCAAGACAAGGATACAAAAGAACCAAGAAACTTACTTGAAGGGGAAATTGCTTATACCCCTGAAGGTATAAATGTAGGTTGGACTGAATTGGAAAACCTTGAAGCAGCGTTGGAATATTTCAACCTTGAATTAGTCCCTGAACCTGAAGAAGAATAATGGAAGAAGAATTGTTAAACCTTATTGGTGAATATTTGGTTAAACAGGTAAAGGAACTTATCCTGACCCCAAAACCCCGTTTTACCAAAAGGGGTAGTATGACTAAACCAAGTAGCCCATATAATTTTAACGCTAGTGGTAGATTATACAATTCCGTATCTTATGTTTTAAGGGACGGGGAAATAGATATACTGATGGAAGATTATGGGGTTGATAATGTATTTGGTGAAGGTAGTTGGCCTGGTCGTGGAGCCTATTATCCCGATACAAGAGCCAAAGGTAGTAAGGCTAGTGTATCACCACTTATTACCGAATTAGAAAAATGGGTAAAAGCCAAAATAGGACTTCAAGGAGCCAAAGCAAAAGGTATGGCATTCGCCGTTAGAAAGAACTTATTTAAGGCAGGATACAAGGGATACAGAATATTTACTGATGAGTTCCAAACTGAAACTGGTAAGTATGTTGAAACTTTATTAGAACAACCACAATATCAAGAATTAGTGTTGGGAGACATATTTGATAGAATAAACATATTTGGAACACAACAATATAATATAGGATTATCATAATGATTACATTTTTATCACAACCAGAAACAATACAGCCTGTATATGGCAACTTGGTTTATCAATTTCAATCAACAGCTGCAACAGACCCATCTTTATACAAATACAGATATGTTGTAAATGTCTATACACAAGACGGACTAATAGCCGAACTTAAAATAACACCTTCAAGTCAAGGGTGGGGACAGATAGACCTTTCCCCAATTCTATTGAACTACACATCATCTAAACCCGTAAATATAGGGTGTTCGGGTGATACAGCCATTCAAGGAGCAGCGTGGGGTTATTTAAGAAACAATATGATTATCTACGACATCATCGTAGGTGAAGAATACGCAACAACACCAACAGGGGTGGTAGTCATTTATGATGGTAATGGTAATGTTGGAAATCCTGGTGTTAGAAGTGATGTATGTTATGCCACTAATGGTGTGAAGGAATGGTTCAACGGAAAGTATTATGACTTTGACCCGTTTTATTTAACAGGACAGACAGGAACTTTTCCACAATACACATCAAGATTTTTAACCAATTCCCCAAGAACAAGATACATTCGTCAGGGGGACAACGCATTACTAGCGGCTGTGAATTGGTTTGATACTACAGATGTATTACCTGCTCGTGAAATCTATTCTGCCTTATTCACATTCTATAATGAAAGTGATGCGGTGGTTTCAACAGGTAGAACCTATAATGTAGAAAGCCTATGTGGAACAAGACCTAATTGTTCTTACTACGATGGATTTTGGGACACCCCTACAAATTGGACAGAACAACAAGTAGTTTATTTGGGGGTAGGAAGTCCTAACCTTGAAGAACACGGAATAAACATTCCAGCAACAACGAAATACTATAAGGTTGAATTGGAAGGGACACTATCCCAACCGACACCACCAACACCAGCGATAGATAATTTTGATGGTTGTTCGTGTGGTGAATACGAAGCGTTTAATCCACCACTAGCGATTGATGATGTTGAAATAGAATACCTATCTTGTTTGGGTGAAGTAAGTTATATTACAATCCCCCCAAACACTTATGGTAGATGGTGTGCGTGCCAAAACACAAACATAACATCTTTAGGTGTTGAAGTTCCAATTACCTTTATTGGTATTTGTAATGATTGTATCTGTAAGACATATCAAATAGCGAACAGCGACCCTGATTTTTCTTATTCATATACAGGACTTACTTGTTCGGGAGCAACAAGTTTTACAGGTTCAGTATCCGCAGACACTACAATCGTAGTATGTGGTTGTGAAGATAGTATAAGTGGTATAACAGGTTCTTTAATCATTACTGAACTTGGGGATTGTCCTTTACCATTTAGTGCTGATTGTAGGGAGTTCGCAGTTGATACAAATGTAGGATATGTCTTGGATATAACCTATACGGGTTGTTGTGGAAACTTACTAACAATTTCAGTTCCACCCGCAGTNTCGGTAGTGTTATGTGCGAACAATCCGTTCCCTGTATCTGCGTTATGGAACAGCACCAATTTAAGTGCTTGTTCCCCTACACCTTGTCCCACACCGACACCTTTACCTACCCCTGATAGTATCCCAACAGGACAACCAATCGTGGCTGTAAATGTTTGTGATGGTGGTGAAATGTTCTTCCGTTATTCAGGTGATACAATCGCAGTAGGTCAATTTATCAATTATGAAAATACCATTTATGAAATTACCGAAATCGGTGGTGGTGGATTTATTCAACTTACAGACCCTTTTGTGTTTGATACTGAAGCATCAGCATTATCATCGTTCCCTTGTCCCCTTACTACAACTGGTTCTTGTTTAACAACGACCATCATTAGCGAACCATTCTATTTCTATTACGATGATAATTGTAGTTCAGGAAATAGGGTTGTGTTCTTCTTAAATAAGTTAGGTGCTTGGGACAACTATAATTTTAGGGCTCGTGAAGATGTGGGTTATTCTGTTGAAAAACAAGTAATCCAAACCAACCCTGAATTGTATTCTGCTGGTTGGGACACACCATCTTACTTTGGTTGGAATAGTGAGCGTTCAGTATGGTCGCAGTTGGTAGGACAATCGGGGGTTCTTTATACCGACTACTTACCACAGGCAGAAAGTTTATGGTTGAGCGAAGAACTAGTCCAATCCCCTTCAGTTTATTTGGTGGGTGATAATGGGGTTTTAGAACCTGTTGTGATTACCAATACTGAAATGATTAAACCTAACTACCAAATCAATTCATCAAAATATCAAATCCAAATTGAATATAAATCTGCTTACGATACAATAAGACAAAATCACGAATAATATGGTTGAACTATGGTTAAAATCAAACAACACGGGGGTATGGGAAAGTTTAGATACAGGGGCAGATGTATCCATTTCAATAACCAAATCATTTGAGGAAATAGAAGATTTCCAAACAAAAAAATCTTCATATTCCAAAACATTTTCTATACCCCAAACAGCAAAGAACAANAGGTTCTTCGCCGCAGCGTATAATGTGAATAGTGCTAATTTTAGTGATGATATTGTTATTCCCGCTGTTGTAAAATATGGTGGAGCAGATGTCTTTAATGGTTCTTGTAGATTAAACAAAATCATCAATTCAGTTCAAGGTGGTTCGTATGAAATCTTCCTAACAGAAAACTTACCTGACTTGGCTTTGACCTTACAGGAAATNAAACTAACTGACTTGGATTTTTCAGGTTTAACCCACACATTAAACTATGATAATATTGTATCAACTTGGTCTTATACTGGTGGGTCTTACACGAACTACACAGGACTTACTGGTTCAATCGTTTATCCATTAGGGTTCTACGGATACGATGACGCACAATACTATTCCAGATTTGATTTATCCCCATCAGGTTTCACT